CACAGTAGAATCATCTGCAAACACTGAACCTCGTAAATCAAACACTGGATTCACGGCGATGGTTAAAGTGTCTGTGGCCACGTTTTTACTCAGCGTGATGGTTGCGTCACTGGCAATGTTTAATATGTCACTGGCAGCATCAGCTGCCAGTATATTAGCTATATCATTGTTGACTACAATTTGTGTAAACGCATTTACCGCAGGTGCTGAGTTGGTAATAGTCACGTCACCTGTGGCAATGTCTGTACTAACTGTGATACCTACACCAGAAGATATACTTATGACACCGGTGTTGGTTACTCTCAAGTTGTCACCAGTTGTGCCGTTTATGTTAATACCTGCACCTGTGGCTCTGCCTGAGGGCAAAGCAGTGACGTTCTGTAGACTGCGAACACCGGTATTGGTTATTGTTGACACGCCACTGCTTGTAGCAGTTGATATTCCCAACCCTGCCGCTACACTAAGTATGCCAGTGTTTGAGAATGTAATTGAGTCTGCTCCTGAACTCACTGCCAGACCTACGCCTGAGCCTGACAAGAAATTCACTGTGTCGCCAAATGTGGTTGCCACTATAGACAGATCGTTGTTGATCTGTATTTCTTTGAAGAATGTTTTATCAGGATCTATGATCAAACTGGTCCCCACACCAGTTAACGGATCGCCTCCCACGGTAGATCCTACGGGCAGATTAATGGTGTTGCCCACGCCTTTGATCTGTGCGCTTCCTGCCCACAAGCCGTTTAATGGATCTACTGTGGTGTGTTCTGCTGTAAACACCGATCGCCACTGATGAGTTACATCTCCCAAACTGCGTAAATTATTTGTAGTAGGAGTAACATCGGTATCTAACGATGAAAAATCTATAGGAGCCAGTCCTGACCCAGTACCAATAGTAGCAACTAGTATGTCAAAGTTTTCATTGACTTTGATAAATGCTTCATTGACTTCACTCCATAAAACAGGAGGACGACCTGGGGTTATATTATTATTAAAAGGCATTATGTTCTCCCTACCGCTATTTCAATTGACCCTATGTGATCCGAATCGTATGCTACCAGAGCTTTGCCAACTACTGTGCCTACTTTTACGTCACTTGTGGCAGCTACTGCCACTCCTGGAATTCCTGATGTGATCAAAATATCTCCTTTTGATATTTTTCCTACTACCTTGCAGGGCACACGACCTTGTAGTGCAACTAGATTCTTCAAGCCCGGGCAAGCATCATACATGACAAATGCTGCATTATTAGACACCACACCAGCTACTCTAGTGTCACCTTTGATATTGCCCGTAGTAACTTCTTTGTCTCCACCAAATACAAGAACAGTTCCTACTTCATATTCTCGATCACCTTCGTAGTATTCTGCAAGGTCAGCAGCATATGTGGCCTGCATCCTTGATCCTGGGTTCAAGCTCCAATTGCCTATGATAGTACCAGCCACGACATTGCCACCAGTGGTTAATGTCTGTGCCTGTATGCCTGTGCAAGTGATAGTGCTGCTTGATGTAATTGCTCCCACTGCGGTGATAGGAGCATTAGAAACACCGTTCTGCGTTTTGAATTCATGACTGTCATTCCAATAAGATGTTTTATCATCTGCAGCCAACGACCCTTCACTGATTAGTATACCGCCAGCACTGTTGTATCCGTAATAGCGTAGGTAACCGCCAGTGGCAGTTGTTGCTGAATCAACAGCCAACTGCGTGTCAATTTTGATATTAGACACATCAACGGTCCTGCCACCGAAATCACCGTTTACGTCTCTTACTATAATCTCACTGGCTCCGACACTACTGCTGCTTCCAGAAGATCCAGCTACTATACTATAAGAACCATCTGATGTTGCAGTAGCACCAGTTCTTCGTAAGAATCCCAAAGCACTATACTGTGATTTCTTAATGGCCAAACCATCGTTGACCACATCAGCGAATGCCACTGCGGCAGCGTTGGCAGTGCTCACACTGCTGTTACCGATCAGTGTGTCTGGAGCCAGCTGTGCAAGATCTCCTAGCTGAATACTGTTGGCCTTGATAGTAACATGTCCGTCAGTGACGTCAAAATCCGCATTGCTGAAACTGCTTAATCCACTAGCTGCTTGAATAACGGCAGCAGATCCTGTAGGTGCTGCGGCCTGTGCAGTAGCAATGGTCATTGCCAACTTGCTCTGTTCAATAGCTGCGGCCGCATTCACTTCAGCGTTGTTGACCGCACCGGCACTCAACTGCACGTCTATATTGTTTAGTGTAGAGTCTATGCCAGTGCGTAGATCAAAAGTGAGATCACCAGTGACACTGGCATTTACAAAGATGTCGCCAACACCAGTGAACACCATTACTTGACCTGCCTGCACATTAGATCCTGCATAGTTTTGTAAATTGGTAAAAGTCAGACTCTGCAGGTTTACTGCATCTTGAGGGTCAGTTGGATCGGCAACATTAGAAATCTTGTTGAAGTTGAGATTCATATTTGCCTGCATGCCCAGTTGGCCATCCAAACTCATGAAACCACCTGTGCCAAGAGGTATTACTTCGGCTGGCGCAACAGCGGCACCTTCATGTGAGATTCCCAGTCGGCGATCTATGTATTTGCGTGTGGCATTCTCTGTGGGCACAGTATCTGTGGCGTTATCTGTGAATCCACTGTCTGTGGAAAACTCACTGACCGGCACACCACGTTTGAATCCAATACCGTCCAAATTACTCAGTGCAATAGAACTTGAGAATGTGACCTGGCCAGTGCCCTGATCCACTCTAAAGTATGGTCCGACTGAGAAATTACCAAATTGATCTGTGGTAACATAAAACACACGACCCACATCACGTTCTTCTGTTTCTTTGGAGTCGTCTATCGGGTTAACACTACCTCCATAAATTTCTTTGGGATAGTTGGTGTCTGCATAAGAACCTGTGCCGATCTCGAGTAGATCGTGTCCAGTAACCCGAGTAAGAGCAATTCTAATAGTCAACGTGCCGAGGCTGCCGCTGGTACGCACAGCCACGGCAGCTTTAATGGTGTAACTTGTGGACAAATTGTTTATGGCATTGACTAACGGACGGTTCAGTGTGATTCTGCCAAACACGGTGCCAGTTACACCAGGACCTTGATACGAACTAATCACATATTCTTCGCCCAGGTAAACAAACTTAGCTGCAGATAATCTAGATATTTCAGTAGTTGAAATAGCAATTACCGCAAAAGCATTGTCACCTGCGCGGCCGGTAACTAGACCTACTTTATGCACTCCACTCTGTGTACCAGAGGTTTCTATGGCCGGATCACCAGGCACATCTGTAATTTGGAATGTATCAGGATTTCCTGTGCTGACAACAAAATACCTATTTTGAATACTTATTCCTGTGGGCAAAGCACCAGTGGTAGTGAATTTGACCACATCTCCCGCAGAGAATCCATGGCCGACTAGTGTTACCACAGCTGGATTAGCGATTGATATAGTGCAGGTTGTACCAGTTGGTGTTGAAGATATAAATTCTCCAGGCTGGAATACCGTGATATCTATATAGTTGTAGTTTTCTCTGGTCTGGGTGAGAGTCAACCCCACGATGTTATATCTATGAATGCCACTACCTGCAGTTGTGATACTCACAGCAGCACCGTTTTTCTGTGTGCTTATACTGAATTGTGTTTCTGTGAGATTGTTAGGTAACACATAGTAAGTTTCTCCCACTAGCAATGGAGCAGGTAACGTGCCCGTGGTGGTGAAAGTTATGGTATAGGCTTCTAACAGTTTGTGAGTTTTCACGGCTTTGATACTCAGTCCACTACCATTTGTCAATGTAAATGTGCCTCCTCCCGGAGTTGTGCTGACTGTAAACGTGTTATATGTGGGCTGTGTGATGATGTAATAGGTAATGCCGCTGACAAAGTTGTTGGCAGTGCTGGTAGGGATTATTCTATCACCAATTCTCAGTTTGTGATTACCACTGGTAGTGCAGACGTTTGAAACTATATCGGTTATGGTCAATGCCACACGGAATATTGTAGGTGTAGCCGGATTAACTAATATCTCATAAGGACCATTGCTATCTGCGGTATTAGTGAATGACAATACACGATACACATTTGAAAGTGTCTCACGCAGTTTAAGACCGGTAGAAGGTCTTACAGCAACATCTTCTAGACTGCCGGTGAGCAGTGTATTGCTGAGTTGACGCATGGTCATTTTGGTGTTATTTGCTACTACCGCAAATAGACCTTCTGAGGCAGATCCTATGCCAGTGCTGAGATTTAATCTTGCTACTCCTACTGGAAGATCAGTGGTAGTCACACTAGTCACTGGGTATCTATATATTTCTGTGCCGTGTAGAACTTCTAATTCTGATCCACTTAATGGTGTATAGTCATAATTATACACAAATATAGATAATCCACCTGCCACGTTGGCATATGCACCACTAGGAAAATAACAATCTACTCGTTGATTTAGATCTTCATAGACAGTGGTTGGGGTAGGAACTTCAAGTGGATCTGCACCTTCCGCAACCAAGGCATAATTACCATGAGCATTTGAACCGCCGACTGAACGAATCTGTCCACCAGTCAATGAGTAGTAGGCAATATGGCAGTAGTATGTGAACATGGACACTGCTTCAGTCAAGCCACCATTGGCCACAACTATGCCATATCCGAGGTCGTTGATCTGTGTGAAGTCATTACATAACATGCTTCTGTTACCAGGCATCAACAATTCATATCGATTGCCATTGAAATCCACATAGCTCACAGCCGATGCCTGAAGCGCAGCTTTATTGGTCTGAATGATGGTTCTAACAGCAATGTTATTAGCAGTGTAACCCACAAAGCTAGGTTCAGTTATGGCTACCACTGCCTGTGCAGCTGTGAAGTTGGCAGCACCGATGATTGAACTCATGCGGGTCATTAGGGTGTTTATGGTAGCAGCTTCTGTGGCCGAGGCAGGAGTTCCTGAGGTTCTAGTCACTGCAGAATAACTCACAGCTGGAGCCAAGTCCTGCACAATTTGTCCTAGCAGATAATTCAAATAGGCATGCCAGGTTGCAGATTGAGCTTGTGTTAGCGAAGAATCAGTGATCACTGCACCTGTGAGATTGTTGTAGAATTTCAACCCTCTTGTGCGTGTGGCCACATTGCCGCCATAAATCAAGTCATGGATCACTGCGTCTACAGCTTGTCTAATCTGATATTCTACTTCACTGGCCACATATACCGTGGCAGTGGTAAATCCACTGAGATTGCCTGCTATCTGTGCATCGATATAAGCAATTAGTTCAGCGATTTCATAGTCTCTGTTTGCCAACAGCAGTGCATAGGCATTAGTGACGTTAGCAGACAGTCCAACCGGTAGTGTAAATGACAGAGCTGGTGCGGCAACAATGCCGCGTTCTATAGTGTCTGCTATGACAGTATTGCTCTGATCCACAGTTTCTTGAATGGTAGGGTAAGCAGTAATTAGATCGTTTACAGAATCATGCACGAACTCAATAGCTTCCAATGTGATTCGTCGTTGATCGGTCAATACCACTGCGCTTTGACTGAGTCTGTAGGTCAAGCCATTTTGTCTGGTCCAGTAGTTGGTGCCTAGCACAATATCTCTTCCCAGGCCATCTAGGATCAATCCAGTGTCTCGACTGCAGGCAGCGGAATTGTACGTGAATACGCTGAATGGCCAAGGCGTGGTTTCATCTAATACAAATGTAGCTGTGCTGCCGTCCTTGTCATAGACAAAGTCTCGGACATAGTTTATTCTATATACAGAATCTGCTACAATGAATGATGCTGGAAGTTGCGGAAATCTATCAAGATCACTGACTTGCAATCTTGTTGGAGTGACCACGACGTCGATATTAAATTCCAGGTTGCCTGCAAATCCGTCTGTGAACATACCGCCAGCAAACACCTGTCTGTCCTTGCTGCGGCTGAATGAAGCACACTCTTGAAAGTATGGAGACCTTGACAATATCTGACCTGTGGGATCCAATACTCCCATGAAACCGCCATGACCTATGGCTGATATAGCCTGCCAACGCACGGTATCGTTGGCTAGGAACACGTCCATCTCTTCGTTGTCTTTGGGATAATTCACTGATCCCGATCCATCAATTACATCCTTGAACGCTGTGATCAAGTCTGTGATAACCCCATCAGCACCCACCTCAGACTGGAACGCAGGATCAATAGTCTGTAAAAATAAATTCTGTTTAGGTGAGGTCACCGCAGTATTAGTGATAATATCTTGAACCAGCTCTTCAAAAAGATCTATCACCGCCAGATATTCACTGAGCTGTGTGGTAATTACTGTGTTACCAATTTCACTTTGATAATATTTCAGTGCTGCAGATATAGTTCGATTGTATTCTCCGTAGTCTAGATCAAAAGTAAGATCGTCAACTAAGATACCTATGCTGGTTTTGTAGAATGGTTTATCATAATTAAAAGTAGAAACAAAAGGTATAACATTATTGATTTTGCGGAATTCAATAGTAGCAACGATTTCTTCCTGTAGAAACTGTCTGTTCAATCTGATCAGGTCCGCAGCTGCTTCGTAGCCGCCTTTGTTTTGTATTTTGGGGTAGACAGGTTGAGTGCTGTTCTGTAGATAATGATAACCGTAGGCCTGTGTGACCACATCAAGGCCATCAATGACTGGGTCTCTACGGAATTTATTAAATGCCCAAGGACTAGCAGATGTGCCTGGACGAGGTCTAAAAATAACTCTACGGAATTCATCTCCTACTACAGAAACGTTTGCAGGAACTTTTAGTGGATAGTTTTCGAAATATTCTCCACTTTCTACTAGCACAGAAATCTGTATGTTTCTAGCAATGTCTCCATAGGTTATGCTTTCACCTATTTGAAAATTGCCAGATAATATATCCACATCAAAAATTTCATTGCCACCACTCTCTAGCTGTCCTGAATGCGCCACAATCTGGGCCAATGCGTTGCTGGTCTTACCTCGTAGGAATAGTCCTTCACGTATGTCTCGACCTCGGACAGCTTCAACGGTGTTAGTAGTAACATCTCCTGTGAAGTCTGTGCGCAATCCTGCGGTGTAGATCAAGAATCTAGGAAGATCTACTACGAAATTTGGCAATGAGCTAAATCCCGAACCTTTGTCTGTAATAGTGATACTGGTAATTGCCCCGCCGGTAACCACAGCGGAACCGAATGCTCCACTACCACCGCCACCGGTAATTCTTACAGAAACTAAACTGTAACCACTTCCACCATTGCTGATAGATACTGACCCCACTTTGTATCTGATATTAAAAGTGGCACCAGTTCCTATTGGACCGATCCCTACAGGCGCAGCACTAGTGATGATTGTGGTCGGCACGGCAGTTGCACCCGGTAGCGCAGTATATGTGCCAGTAGAGACGACTTTAAAAGTAACAATAGCACCGGGAGTAGTTAGGGTAGTCAATACTTCTATTAAACAAGCCCCACCACCCGAAGGCACAGTTCCTCCAGAGACTTGTAGTATATCACCGGGATAATAATTTGCACCTACAGTATTAATTACAACAGTGTCCACACTCATACGTATGGTGCCAGCAAATCCTATGCCAGATGTAGGGGATTCTTCAATGGCAGTCAACGAACATTCGGTAGCTCCGTTATTAAAGGTCAGTGTTTTTTCATAAGGCCCAATAATAGCTCGTGATTCTAAAACCAATTGTTCTGCACGTTTGAGAGCAGCTTCGAGAGTTCTATAAGCATACGCTAGAGCACGACCTTGCAGTTCTTGCGACACACCCGGGCGATCGTCTTCACCGCTGAGCGCCACATACAAATTCACACTGCTACCAAATGCCGAACTATCAACATACTGTTTTGTAGCTGCGATCAATCCGCCGTAATTTGTGTCGTCATCTGGTTCTGGACTTCTAGAAAGTATCAGCGGTCCGCTCATACGTCCAAAGCTGGTATCCGTAAGACCTGTAGCAGGATCTATGGCATTGACTCCGAATCTAGATATTTTAGAATCTGCATAATTCTTATTAACTAATTCGTGACTGTAAATTGGTGCCAACGGGCTAATTGTTGTTCCGGCATCAATTATACGATATTGATTACCGCCAGAGCGCATGGACAAATCGCCGCCTAGTTGTGGTGTTGTATCAGCAGCTATTTCGGCAAAATCTGCATTAATTGCAATTTGATTGGGGTTAGTGGTAAAATCAATGCTGATACCACTGCCTGCAACAAGTTTTTTAAATTGCAGTCCTGACTCTGTGTTATTCACAGTGACTACAGGAGTATTGCCAGTAACAACATCGTTCTGACCCACGTAGGTAGATGGAGTGTCTTCTAGGCCTGTGAATTGTAATCTTTCGCCGAGCCCTAGTGAGCTGTAAAGTTCTCTAAAGTTGTCATTAACTTTACGGAATGAATCTCTTATACTGTCGCCGGTGCCGTCGTTGCCAACGGTACCGATATCAATAGTCTTTCTTGCCATGGTTAGAATCCTAGATTGAGCAAATGCTCTAATATTTAGCCCAAAGTTTTATAAGCCGGATGTAAATACTAGATGTTTCTCACAATCAAAACTCAGCAAAATCAATACTCTAGACTCAGTAAACACGGAGTCGAACATCAATATAAGAGAAAAAAGACCGTAGCAGTATTGAGATGTGACGCCTGTGATTCAATATTTGAAAGAGATCTCAAACATATAGATAAGAAACGCCTCAGCAACAATTTCTTTCATTGTTGCGGGTCTTGTGATGCCAAAAGATTTGCTCAACGCAAGGGGATTGAGCAGAAGCAGATATGGAACATGCCTGCTAGTTTAGACTTACCTGTGTCTAAATTCTAAATGATTCGCCGCAGCCGCAGCGATCTCGCTCATTGGGATTGATAAAATCAAAGCCTTCATTGAGTCCATTGCGGACCCAATCCATGGTCAACCCGTTTAAATAGGCTAGACTTTTGGCATCAACCAGCACAACAAACCCGTCGTGTGCAAAATTAGTTACTCCTACTTCAGATTCGTAACTGTCCACGTATTCTAACACATAGGCTAGCCCACTGCACCCTGTGGTTCTAACACCTATGCGAATGCCTACACCTTTACCTCGGCGTTCTAAATTCTGTTTAATCTTTTTAGCCGCTGTGTCGGTTACGGTAATCATCTACGGCCGCCTTGATAGCATCTTCTGCAAGGATACTACAATGTATCTTTACTGGTGGTAGAGCTAGTTCTTCTGCTATTTCTTTGTTTTTGATTGTTCCGGCTTGGTCGAGGGTTTTGCCTTTGAGCCACTCTGTGACAAGGCTCGAACTCGCGATAGCCGATCCGCAGCCATACGTTTTAAATTTTGCATCTGTAATAATACCTGTATCATGATCTACCTTTATTTGTAGTTTCATTACGTCACCGCAAGCAGGAGCACCGACCATACCAGTGCCCACTGTGGGATCATCTTTGGCAAATGATCCTACATTACGTGGGTTTTCGTAATGATCAATTACTTTGTCCGAGTACGCCATTGATTATTCTCCAGTTTATTATCTTCCATATATTAGACAAATAGCTTTTTTTATCTGCCTGATAGTCCAATGCCCATGCATGTTCCCACCAATCTACTAATAGCACAATGTCGTTCTTGATTTCGTGATTCACAATGGTTTTGATCTTGCCATCCCGAGCCAAGTATACCCATCCGCTGCCCTGTATCTTCATGGCTGTTTTTTCAAATTCTTCTTTGAACCGGTCAAAAGTATCAAAGTGTTTTTCTATAAACTGTAAAATAGCATCATAGGGTCTATTAGATCCTTCTGGTTTTTGTAGTTGACCAAAATAGATACTGTGTAAAAATGCGCCAGCTTCGTTGAAATCGTCATCACCTTCGCCCTTGTTGTAGCGATCAACATAGGCTTTGTATAATGTTCCGTAGTGATAATCTATGGTTTCTTTGGATTTCACGGGATCGAGATCTTCGCGATCGTATGGCAGTGTCAACTGTATGAGTTTGTCTTTTTTGCCTTCAACAATGAACTTTTGAATGAAATTGTATGCCATACATGTATTTACCGCATAAATAACCGACAAGGAGATTTTAATATGCTAGGATTAATCAAGAAACTTTTTGGCAGTAAGCCAGCCGAACCTGTTGCAGTTCCCTACAAGGTAGAAACTCCACCAGTCGAAGTCGCACAACCTTCAGTCGAGCCAACAGCAGCAGAAGTTTCTGCTGAAAACAAAGCAGTGGCAGTGGCAAAAGCCAAACGAGCACCAGCGAAAAAAGCGCCTATTAAGAAAGTAGCAGCGCCGAAGACTCCGCGAAAGCCAAAGGCTCCGTAACTTTTTTATCCTGCTCGTAAAGGGCAAATGAGGCTAAATTCTTGGCCTTGCTTTCACACATGATGTCTGCCCACGGCCTATGTGTCAACGCCCACTCATTGACCGCGGTATTCCAATAAAAGCCACTGTGTGCTCTTAGTTTGGCTTTTTTGTAACCTGCTTCTAGGAGGGACGGAAGATCGGGGCGGATGTGTCTGGGATGGTCAATAAGACAGTCTTCCCGTGAAACACTATAATGTATGACAGGGCGCACACCACGCCAGCTATCGATAACCCTTTTAACACGATCATCATTTGCTTCAATGTATTCTCCAGTTTTAATCCAGTGATGATGAATGTCTAGCACCAATTT